AGAAAAATGGGGAGAGGAAACAATTAAACAAATGAGATCATCAGGTATTAATCCTGAAAAAGACCATTTTATATTCCTTACAGGAAGCGAATATATGAAACCACTAGCCCAATATATCCCAGATGGTAATATGGAAAAGCCAATGGAAGGAAAACGTTTTGGTGAACGTTTAAAATGGTTAAACTCACAAGTACAAAAATTATCAGAAGCATTTAAGCGTCTAAAAAATCTTATATATGAAGCCCTCAAAAAGTAAATTAAACGAATATATTCAACTATATTTAAACGACTTAGAAGACTATGGTGATAGTCAAGCTGACTTATTAATAGCTGAATCAACATTAAACACATTTAAGTTATTATTAGTTGAGTCTAACCAAGACGTTCCAACACTGTTACGTGAAGCTATAACAAAATCGGAACATGAACAACGTGAAGTGTTTGAAGATTTCTTAGATTATTTAGAAAATATATAACACTTGTTTGGCTATTGGGAGTAGAGATGTTATATTTAATAAATAAATTAATAACATGAAAGAAGTAAAACCATTAGTTGTAGACGAAACATTACAAACAAAGAAATATACATCACCTGACGGTACTATACGTCATATCAAGGATGGTAAGTTACATAACTGGGAAGGACCAGCATTAATTACACCTGAAGGTAAAGAAGAGTATTATATTAATGGTGTTCAACATACTAAAGATAGTCATAAAAAGGCTAGAAAAGATGGTGTTGGTTTACCATGGTATAAGTCAGGTGTAGCTAAACAAAGATTTTAATATGAAGATAGGATTCACAGGAACAATGAGTGTAGGTAAGTCTACACTAGTAAATGCATTAAAGGAATTACCTGAATTTAAAGATTATTATTTTGCTACTGAACGTAGTAAATATTTACGTGATTTAGGTATTCCATTAAACACTGACAGTACATTAAAAGGACAAACAATATTCTTAGCTGAACGTTGTTCTGAGTTAATGAGAGAAAATGTTATTACTGATAGAACAATTATTGATGTGATGTCATTTGCTAAATGTGTTGAGTCAATTGACGCTAATGATAAATTAGCATTTACTAAATATGCCGCCCCATTAATTTGGGAATATGACTATATATTTTACGTATCGCCAGTTGGAGTTGATATAGAAGATAATGGAGTTAGAGAAACAGATGCTGATTATCGTAAGTTAATTGACATAACTATTAAAGGTACTATAAGTGAGAACTTAAATCAAATTAAGAATTTAGCATTCATATCGGGTACTACTGAGGAAAGAATTAAACAAGTTAAATCTTGTCTAGGTTTTTGATATTTATACGCAAAAACTAAACACAATGAAACGATCTGAATTAAAAAAGTATATCGAAGAAAATATTGTTGAAATTTTAGGCGAAGCCGGTTTATATACTTTAAAAAACCAAGCTGATGCATCTAAGGGACTAGCTCAAACTATTGACCCAGATGAAGCTACTGAAAAATCTCCTCAATTCCAACAAAAATATAAAAAAGTAGCTGAAGCTAAAGATGAAGATGAAGAAGTAGAAGATACTTATGGTAAGGAAGATGAAGATGATAAGAAAGATGCTAAAATAGCTAACGCTGAACCATCAAAAGCTGAGTTAAAGAAATTAGATAAAGAGTTTAGTTCAACTAAATTAGCTAAATCATTATCACCTGCTGATAAAGAGAAACTAGACAAACTAGAGTCAGGTATCAAGAAAAAATTAGCAAACCCAACTAAAGAAAATATCGAAATTGTTAGACAACTTATCAAGAAACCAGAAATTAAAAAGTTGTTTAAAGACGGAGGTAAAGATCTTAAAGCATTAATATCTGACGTTATCAGATAATACCTCCCTTAATAAGGGTTACTTATGAGTCAAGACATAAAACAAATAATTCGTGAAGAATACCTGAAGTGCGCCTCTAATCCGGCGCACTTTATGCGTAAATACTGCTATATCCAACACCCACAACGTGGTAGAGTATTATTTAACTTATACCCATTCCAAGATAAAGTACTTAACTTATGGAAAGATAATCCATATGATATAATACTTAAATCAAGACAATTAGGTATATCTACTCTAGTAGCAGGTTATTCTTTATGGTTAATGTTATTTCATAAAGATAAAAATATCTTATGTATAGCAACTAAGCAAGAAACAGCTAAAAACATGGTAACAAAAGTTAAATTCATGTTTGAAAACTTACCTTCTTGGTTAAAAATAACAGCGGAAGAAAATAATAAACTAACATTACGACTAAGTAATGGCTCTCAGGTCAAAGCAGTATCAGCAGCTGGTGACGCAGGTCGATCCGAAGCTGTTTCTTTGCTGATTATAGATGAGGCAGCATTTATTGATGGTATTGGTGAAATTTGGGCATCTGCTCAACAAACCTTAGCCACTGGGGGAGGAGCAATTGTATTATCTACTCCATATGGTACTGGTAACTGGTTCCACCAAACGTGGGTTAAAGCGGAAGCAGGTGAAAATCAATTCTTACCTATTAAATTACCATGGTATGTTCATCCTGAACGAGATGAAGAATGGAGAAAAAGACAAGATGAATTATTAGGTGATCCTAGAATGGCAGCACAAGAATGTGACTGTGACTTTAGTACATCTGGTGATGTAGTATTTTATCCTGAGTATATAGACTTTATTGCTCAAACTTATATTAAGGATCCCTTGGAGAGGCGTGGAGTCGATCATAACTTATGGATATGGGAACCAGCAGATTATAGCCGTAGTTATATGGTTGTAGCTGATGTTGCTCGAGGAGATGGTAAAGACTTTTCAGCGTTTCATATTATAGATGTTGAAACAAATACTCAAATAGGTGAATATAAAGGACAATTATCACCTAAAGAATTTGGCTATTTGCTAGTAGCAATAGCAACAGAATATAATGAAGCATTGTTAGTTGTTGAAAATGCTAATATAGGATGGTCAACAATTGAGTCAATACAAGAAAGAGGATATAGAAATTTATATCATTCTCCTAAAACTGAAGCAATAAGCGCTGATTCTTACTTAGATAAATTTGATGACCCATCAAAAATGACACCTGGATTTACAATGTCTTTAAAAACAAGACCACTAGTGATTAACAAATTCAGAGAGTACATTGGAGATAAAAGTGTTATCATACAATCTAAACGATTATTAGAAGAAATGAAAGTGTTTATTTGGAGAAATGGCAGACCAGAAGCACAATCAGGATACAATGATGATTTAGTTATGAGTTTTGGAACAGCAATGTATGTAAGAGACACAGCTCTTAAATTTAGAACACAAGGGATGGATTTAACTCGTGCGATGCTTAGTAATATTACTGTAGTTAAATCAAACCAACAAGGTATCTACGGAACTACATTCAACAATAATCCATACAATATGGATTTTGGGCATGGGAATGAGGACATTAGCTGGTTACTATAATATTTATACATATAATTTAATATAAAATGGCAGATACAAGTGTATTTACACGACTAAGACGATTATTCTCTACTGATGTCATCATCAGAAATGCTGGAGGTAACGAACTTAAAGTAATGGATGTTAATAGTATCCAATCAACAGGTGAATTTCAAACTAACGCGTTAGTAGACCGCTATAACCGTATTTACTCTAATAATAGTACATCACTTTATGGTGCTCAATTAAATCTTAACTGGAAGTATCTACGTACTCAAATTTATTCTGACTATGATGCGATGGATACTGACGCTATTATCGCGTCTGCTTTGGATATAATCGCAGATGAATGTACTCTCAAGAACGATATGGGTGAGGTACTTCAAATTAAGAGTAGTGATGAAGATATACAAAAAATATTATATAACTTATTCTATGATGTGTTAAACATTGAGTTTAACTTATGGTCTTGGATTCGTCAAATGTGTAAGTATGGTGATTTTTTCTTAAAATTAGAAATAGCAGAAAAATTTGGTGTATACAATGTTATACCATATACCGCTTACCATATCGCTCGTGAAGAAGGATACGATCCTAAAAATCCAGCTGAAGTAAGATTTGCATTTAGTGCAGATGGGTACTCAGGTGGAACAGGTTACTATGGAGTGACAGGGCAAGGTAATTTTTCTTCCAATAAACAAGACAATAAAGTTTATTTTGATAATTATGAAATGGCTCACTTTAGATTAATTACTGATGTGAACTATTTACCTTATGGTCGTTCTTATTTAGAGCCAGCTCGTAAGTTATTTAAGCAATATATTTTGATGGAAGATGCAATGTTAATCCATCGTATTTGTCGCGCTCCAGAAAAACGTATTTTCTACATTAATGTTGGTTCTATTCCTCCAAATGAAGTAGAAAACTTCATGCAGAAAACTATCAACACAATGAAGAAAACTCCATTAGTTGATCCTAATACTGGTGAATATAACTTAAAGTATAACCAACAAAATATGTTGGAAGACTTTTACATACCAGTTAGGGGTAATGATTCATCTTCAAGCATGGTGTACGTTAAGACAAACGGGGGAGAGGAAATGTTTAAACTCATTCCAAATAAGGGTAAACCGTTTGTTTGTAACAAATCGCATATTTTATCATTATCAGTATCAGATAGAATATATGTATTTGGTAAAAAATATGTAGTTGGGGATGTTTTAACTATATCCATTTCTGATTATTTAAAACTTTCGGAATCAACAAAAAAGTGTTTATGCCTTTACCGTGTTGGATGGGATTTGCCTAAAAGAGAACATAAAATAGACCCATATACGCTTGGTGTGTGGCTTGGTGATGGAAATTCAAGGGATTTTTCTATAACCAACACTGATAAAGAAATAGTTAATCATGTGTATGAGTTTGCGAAACAGCAAAATTTAAACATAAGAGTTAAGGAAGATAATATAAGCTATCACGTAACATCTAACCTTGTCGGGGTGAACCACGTTACTAAAGAATTAAGGAGGCTTAATTTATTAAAAAATAAGCATATACCAACAGAGTATCTACTGGATAGTAGGGACAATAGGCTACAACTTTTGGCTTACCGTACACAAGTCTTGAAGATGAATCATCACCCATAACCAATTCACCGTTTTCTATATCCTCTATATTTTTTACTGAACCATCCCACATTCTAACCTTAGTCCCCTTTGCAAAACATTTACCCGCTTCATCGCCAACGTATCTGTGTATTTTTTGACTGTCGTAGGCTACCTTATCCGAAGGTTGGTGGTCTATGCCGCCGCCCAATTCGCTTTTATC